ATGTTTAGAAACTTAGAGTTGGAACAGTGGGCCACACGACATCTTTGAGTTTTCCATCTTCATCGAGTGTTGGACGGGCCGTCGTTGGGAGATTTCTGAGGGCCTGGCGGTAGTCTACCCAATTATGGATATCCAGTTCGAGACGGTGAGGGTAATCTATAATCACATACTTGTCACTCTGGTCGAGGAGAGCGTTCCTCTCCTCACGCATTTTCTTGATCGCCTCGACATTCGTGAGTTTGTAGAGTGCGTATTCGTACGCCTCATCATCGGGTTTTACTATACCGTCTATATCTTCACCTACAGTAGTGGGTTTTTCAAAAACGACACTATCCCACGTGGTTCCATCCGACGTATAAGGTTCACCCGGAAACATATGTTCTAATACTTGGGTCAGCATATACTCTACCCCTATATTAATTTTGCGTTATGATAACTTTACCCTGCGTCCGGCCCATGGTTGTGCCCGTCAACGCGGTGGTATATTGTCCATATGTAGTGTTTGTGCCATTATTCCTCGAGGAACCACCATGACCAGGACGACCATTGTAGGTAGTGGATGCACTACCACCAACATACCCACCACCACCACCACCCGCATGTGCCCCAGACCCACCACCACCACCAAATCCACCTACGTTGTTGTAGCTGGTGGCGTTGTACCCGTGGTTCCCCCCGGTCGCACCCACGTATGGTCTCAGACCTTTGGATTGACCTGGGGTACCCGCCCCTATACCATCTATACCGTATGACGCCCCACCCCCAGAGTCCCACTGTCCCGATGCCGCCCCCACCCATGATGTAACAAGAGAAGCTTGTGCAGCGGGTGCATGAGCACCAGGCAAAGGTAACAACGGCTGGTTCCAATATGGGGAGATACCTCCACCACCACCCGCGACAAGGTATAAACTAGATGCCGTGGCTGCCGAACCACCATAATCCTCCTTGAGAACCCATGAAGCACCCCCACCACCAGCAGCGTTCGCGTTACTCGTGCCCCCGGTTGTGTCATTTTGACCGACAATAATACATAATTTTTCCCCTTTCGTCAAAGAAAAGTCGCCTTGAGTCCAGGCGCCCCACCCGGTGGAACGGGTGGCGTCCGAGGTCTGCATCCCCGCAGACGCCCCATATGCCTTGATTGTATACGTTCCAGTTTCAGGGACAGTCCATAGCTGGAACCCTTGTTTACCTGATATTTCGTTAAACCACGCAGTATTTTGTTCCCATATCTCGGAAGCATATGCAGCTTTCATTTGGGTGAAAGTAGGACCATATCGACCCGTCGCGAGGCAGTTCGTGAACGTATGTGAGCTAAAGGTGAAGAGTGCTGCACTCCCCACGATATTGATTGCCCTATCTATGAACAGTCCACTACCATTATCAGTCAATCGGAATGTTACACTCGTCGTACCCACCGCCCCGATAGTACCTGTTATCGCACCCGTACTCCCGGTAAGAGTAAGACCCGCAGGTAAGGCGGTACTCGAAGGTGCTACAGAGAATGTCCTACTGGTACCACCACCACCGTCTGTACCTGCGAGTGTGTTTGTCGTGGACGCGCTAGTATCGAAGGTCAGGTTCGCGCCAGCCGCAGTGGTCCACCCAACCGCAAACCCAATCGTAGCAGTACTGGTCGCAACCAGACCCGATTTGGCGTTAACTCTAATTTTATACGGTTGATTTGCGACGGTGAAGAAACCGCTCGCCGGTCCAGATTTTCGTCCAATGTCTGTGTAGGCCGACCCGTCATAATAATACCACCTACCGTACGCACCAGAGGCATCAGTAACTTCTGCAGAGGTCGGGAGCCTAACACCAGTTGGTGTAGGCAGGCCCCCGGACGCCACGGCTCCCACATAATTAGTGGCCATGTCGTAAAGCTTCCAACGAAGAGCACCATCAAAGGCGAGAGAAAACCTATTCACACTGGAATTAATTGCCTGTGCCTCAGCCTGTGATAAAATAGGCTCCCCCATCTTAAAAGTCACCTGGGTCCCGGCAGCGTTTGGTGTCGTATCGAAAACACTGTATAGGGTTCCATCAGCACCTTCGAGTTGTACCGTCGATCCACTACCGATACCTGAACCCGTAGCCGTGAATACCTGGGTTGATGTATCAAAAACAAAGCCGGAGTCGGTTACTGAGTTGAGGTCGAAGATATAGGCGGCACCGGCAGTGGTCCCTCGCGTGTCCTCTCCATACGCCCCCACGATAGCCTTCAACCCGTTCCCGCTCATGGCGACGTGGTAGCCAAACATGTCAGTCGCCTGCTTATCCGATGCTACAATCTTCTGTTCTTGAACCCACGACGTTCCATTGTAGGTGAAGATATAGGCGGACCCGGCGTTGCTGACGTTATTAGGGTCCTCATACCGTGCCCCCACGAGAACCTTCGTCCCGTCCGAGCTCATGGAGACTCTATAGCCGAAATGGTCACTCGCCTGTATATCATCTGACTGTAACATCACCTCTGACCCCCAAGACCCACCACTGTAGGTGTATATGTAGACTTTACCGGAGTTGCTAGCACCCGTATTATCGAAACTGTCCGCCCCTATGATAACCTTCGTCCCGTTCGAGTTCATGGAGACGCTCCTACCGAAGTAGTCATGATGATCTCCGTCCGATGCTACAAACTTTGCTTGTTGAGACCACGACGAACCATCGTAGGTGAAGACATAGGCGGCACCGGCGGCGTTGCTGCCGCTGCTGTTACCACTATAATACGCCCCCACGATAGCCTTCGTCCCGTCCGGGGAGAGTTGGAGCCCTTCGTATCCGAATCTGCCCTCGTAAATTGCAACATCTGGAAAAATCTTTGCTTCTTGGGACCACGACGAACCATCGTAGGTGAAGATATAGGCGGCACCAGAGTCGGAGGCACCCGTGTCCTCGTAACTGGCCCCCACGATAACCTTCGTCCCGTCCGAGTTCATGGAGACGCCATAGCCGAAAAAGTCATTCGTCTGTGCATCCTCGGCCTTAATCATCGTACCCGTATCCCACGACCCACTACTATAGGCGAAGATATAGGCGGCACCAGAGTTGCTAGCACCCGTCGCACTGGATTGATTGGCGGTGCTATCCTCATGCCACGCCCCCACGATAACCTTCGTCCCGTCCCCAGAGATGGAGACGGCGTGACCGAACTTGTCATTCGTGGACCGGTTCGGTGCCACAATCTTCGCTGTTTGGGACCAAGACCCACCACTGAGGGTGTATATGTAGGCGGCCCCGTAGTTGGACGGGGACTCAAGATCCGCCCCCACGATAACCTTCGTCCCGTCAGCGCTCATGGCGACGCTCCAGCCGAACTTCTCACCCGCCAGTCCGTTCGATGCCGTAATCTTCGCACCCGTGTCCCATCCAGTCGTAGACCCACCACTACTAAGTGTAGTTGTTGGTGAAACACCAGTGACCGTAGGTTGTTGGGCGATGGGAGCCCACCCCGTCCCCAGGTACGATTCCATAAACCCAATTGTGGAGTTATAACGGATCATACCTGTCGTAGGGTTTGATGGTCTCTGTGCTGTAGTACCAACACTTATACCCACACCTCCGGTTCCGGTCACCACAAATCCTTTAGACTCAACACGACCTGAAACCACCAATTCAGCCGTCGCTGAGATGCTCACACTAGCACCCATACCGCTATGGGCCGTACAGTAATAGTACAGTGTTGTAGGGGCACCAGCGGGGACTATAAATGTTCGTGTCTGATTACTCGCATATGTACCCGTACTTGTTATACCTGTCGTGTAATACGGATCTGAATTAGTCGTTCCATCATTTGAATTTGAGGAATCGAATACAAATGGGTGACCTGAAAGAGTCGAACTAGATAGGTCGAAAATATAGGTTTGGCCTTGGTGGAGTTCCAAGACTGGTTGGAGGTATCCATCGATATAGTATTTATTACCACCACTGGCATTCGTCATCGTAACAACGAATGTCTTGGTCGTACCCAATGTCATAGCGTTACTCATAGTCGACGTGGGACATGATACACTTCCTGGAAATGTTGTACTAATCGTCATCTATTATAACTCGATACTTTTTTTAACAGTATGGGACACTCTTAAAAAAATGGTTTTATAAAATGTTTAGAAACTTAGAGTTGGAACGGTGGGCCACTCAACGTCCTTGAGTTTTCCATCTTCGTCGAGTGTTGGACGGGCCGTCGTTGGGAGATTTCTGAGGGCCTGGCGGTAGTCTATCCAATTCTGGATATCCAGTTCGAAATGGTGTGGGTAATCTCGGGACACGTACTTGTCACTCTGGTCGAGGAGAGCGTTCCTCTGCTCACGCATTTTCTTGATCGCCTCGACATTCGTGAGTTTGTAGAGTGTATATTCATAAAAAGTATTACCATCGGGTTTCGCTACATTTTCAAAAACGACACTATCCCACGTGCTACCATCGGATGTATAGGGTTCACCCGGAAACATATTCTCTAATACTTGGGTCAGCATATACTTTACTGTGAGAATTATAATTTCGTAATAGTTATGAAGCCGTGTAACCCTGTATGGGTAGCAAAACTTCTATTGGTACTGGAGGATGCATATGACGTACCACCATATGCACCAGGGCTTACCATGTAGTCAGTGACAGCACCACCTGCGTACCCAGCACCACCACCAGCTTGATGCGCACCCCCACCACCCCCACCACCGAAACCACCACCAGTGAGTTGGTATTGACTGTGCCCATACCGACCACCATACGCACCATTACCGGGGGTATGCCCAGCAGAGACCATCGCCCAGTGCGCGGATATGTTACCACCATCATTTACCCAACCAGCACCACCACCAGCAGCGTATCTATTATAGACGCCACCGTTTGTGGTGGAGGCACCTTGTGATGTCCCACCGTTAGTACCATAGTTTGCAGAATTGTAGTTGCTTGGATTACCTCCACCACCACCACCACCGACAGCATATAACGTAGTTAGATTTTCACTCATAACCCATGATGCTCCAGCACCACCACCGGCGCCAACGTGACCACTATCTTGGCCGCCACTCTGTCCGACAATCATATTGATTTTTACACCCTTTGTGAAAGCAAAGTCTGCTTGAACATATGCTCCAAGTCCACCATTGTTCGCGCCTCCAGCGGGGCCGGCGGTATAGCCGCTGGGCCCGTTACCTGACGCCCCTCTAGCTCCAGCCACCTTGATTCGATACGTCGCTGTATCAGGAACAGTCCAAAGTTGAAACCCAGAGAAGGATGTATTTCCAGTATTAAAGTATGCGGTATTCGTCCTCCATGCCGCAGCTGAATAATCGTCGTGACCTGTTAAAGTTGCGAGGGCCGGACCGCTCCGTCCCGTTACCCCCGCATTCGTGAACGTATGTGAGCTAAAGGTGAAGAGTCCTGGACTCCCCACGATATTGATTGCTCTATCTGTGAACTGTCCACTACCATTATCGGTTAATCGGAATGTTACACTCGTTGTACCCACCGCCGCGATAGTACCTGTTATCACACCCCCGGCGGTCACCGGTTGGAGGCCTGATGGTAAGGCGGTACTCGAAGGTGCTACAGAGAATGTCCTATTGGTACCACCAGCACCATCTGTACCTGCGAGTGTTTGTGTCGTGGA